TCTTGTTCCTTAGTAAACACCATACTGACAAGTCTATCAAAGCAAACATATATCGAGTCTGTATCACTTGCAATAACATAATCTTCTCCAGAGGTTTTAAGCAAATCATTAAGATACTTATTAACAGCACGCTCAATCCAACGAATAGATAACTGACCAGAAGTAGTAATTGCTTCAGCAACCAGAAGATCATAATAACGAAACCAATTATTCCCAATAGCACCGTATGCACTATTGAGAGAAATTTTCTTGGCCAATTGGATATTGTTATATTTTGATATATCTTTGAGTAGTTTAGGGTTCTTAGTGTTCTCATATTCTTGTTTTGCCTGAAGTAAGAGCTTCTTATACTTAACTCTGTCATTATACATGGTCTGCATTATTTCAGGCAAAAATCCTCTTTTGTTTGTTTTAAACAATGCACCATTAGGTGTAAGTGTAACACCTTTCAATATTGATGTATCTACTTTTTTATCTAGTAGTTTATCAACCGACATATCTTTAACTTTCTCTTGTGAATAAAGAGTTTCAGTTGATATGTTATATTGCATAATTAAATGTGGATACAAGGAGTTCAAATCAAAACTCATTACCCACTTGTGCATACCGACTTGAGGCTCTTTCACATATGCACCTTCAAACTTTTCTGGTTTCTCTTTCTTTTCTTTTTGTGGAATTACAATCTTTTTATTATTAAGGTAATTATAAATTAGTATATCCCAATACTTAGTAGAACCAAGAACATCCATATAATTAACTTTTGCATCATAAGCCATAGTCAGACATAGTTCAATAAGTTTCATCTTATCTTCAAGTCTATCAACAAGTTCCACATCTTGTATATTATATTCTAGAAATGATTGAAAATCTTTTGTATACCAATCTCTGAAAGTTTCATATGGATTACCAGACTTCTTTTCACCAAGTTCAACAAATGCAATGTGGTCAAGACGATATGATTCTTGAGCTGTATAAGTAAACTTACGATATAAATCAAAGTAATCTAAATGTGCAACACCTTGTATATCATATAGTTGATGACTTCTACCCATTTTAAAAACACTTCTAGAAGAAACATTTTTCCAAGGCGATAATCTTTTTATTTCATCTTCTCCACAAAGATTCTTAATACGATTACAAAGATAAGGAATATCAAAGAACTCTGTATTCCAACCAGTAATCACATCAGGCTGATGTTTTTCCCAGAAGATAAGAAACTCTTTGATAAGATGTAGTTCACTTTCACATTCTACATAAGTTACATCATCACGATTATTTTTAAATTTACCGATACCCCAGACAACAAACTTTTTACTTTGATGATTTTTTACTGTGATTGATAGAAGTGGTTCAATCGCTTGTTCTGGATTTGGAAATCCATTTTCACAAGCAACTTCAATATCTATTGTAACAATTAATATATCATCAATATCCCAATCAACTCTTTTATTATATTGTTCAGATATATAACAATACTGAAACATAGAATTACCAAAAACTAAATGTGGCTGATCTTTATAATAATCAATCCACTCTTTAGCTTCTTTAATTGTCTGATGTTTTATAGGCTCTACGAATTTGCCATCAAGAGTTTTCCACTCTGTAGGTTTCATAACAGGCGCATAAAGTGTTGGTGAGTATTTAATTCTACGATTAATTCTCTCACCATTTACCACTTCACGAAGTAAAAGAAAGTTACCCCATTGGGATATATTTGTATAGAAATTCATAATATAAATGTACCATAGTTGGTATTAAAAGTCAAGTGTTTTATTCAGCAAGTAATTCTTTTTCTGCCTCTGGTGGATACTCTTTATCTAGAATATCAATCTTATCTTGGGCTGACGCCATTGCATCTATAAGTTTGTCCATCTCTTCAGCGTGCTGAGGATGTTCGCCAATGGCCACTGGTTTATCCATGTAGATATTTAAAGTAGAATGTGCTACTTTATAATCACCCTCATACTTTGTTCTTAATGCATCTATCATTTGATGTTTAATACAGCTCATAATTATCTCCAATTTTCTCTGTTCATGTATGTTTTAAATATTTCTTGTGTTACACTTTTATCTTTTGTAACTTCTTCTATTCCACCCAAGCCAGGTGTTCCGTTGACTTCAAGTATATAAGGTTGTTCTGTTTCTCTATTTTTTGCTGGTAATAAATCTACACCAACTAAATCACCCTCTACCAATTCTGCTACTTTAACTGATGTTTCTTTTTCAATATCTGTAAGTTCTATCGTTTCTGTTTTAGCACCTAAAGATGCATTACTTCTAATATCTCCAGATATAACATTTCTTTTCATAGCTGCTAATACTTCACCATTTGAAACTAAAACTCTAATATCATAATCTATTTCTATATATTCTTGAACTAAAAGGTCTACATAAGGTTTTAGAAAAGTTAACATTTGTACTGTAGCGTGTAAAGACCTCATACTTTCAGCTATAATAACTCCAACTCCAGTTTGACTACCACTAGATGCTTTTAGTATTAATGGAAATTTTAGTCCACCCTCTTTTACAGCTCTTTCTGCATCATCAGAATAAGTTATTGGTATAGTCTTAGGAGTTCTAAGTCCGTTTGATTTAAATAGTTGGTCACAATAATACTTACTTGAACATATATCCCAAGTTTTTATTGTTGGTATTGTTTTAAAACCTTTATCCTCTAATCCTTTAATTATATCAACCCATCTTCTATTTGTTGTATAACCAAAAGTTCCTAAACCTCTTGAAAAAATTAAAGTATTTTTTGGATTAATTTCAATTGGGTTTTGGTATTTTGCTTCTCCAGATTCAGTTGGCATAATTACATTACCATCTTCATTAAATTCAAGTGAATTTAAAAATAACTTTCCATTGTTTTCTGAAATATGAAGTCCAGTATACTCTACATTAAATATTTGTATACCAACTTTTTTAGCTGAATCTAAATACAGTTTAAAATCTGGTCTTGTTCTTTTACCAACATCTCTTACTTCTTCATTTGAATTGTTGAACACAACTAATTTATATAGTTCTTCTTTTTGTTCTACAATAAAATCAGAAAATTTTTCCATTCGATACACTTAGGCCTCTCTCTTTTTTCCTATGTTATATTTAGTTTCAAGAGTCCAATCATCTTTTTCTTTAAATGCAATTATTTTAATTTGACTAAGTGGTGCAGCTGGATCAGTAGTTCCTTTGACTTCCACTAAACCCCAATCACTTAATAATTTAGCAATTGTATTTCTTCTTGCAATATCATTTTCACTTAGATTAGTATCTTTACCATCTAGTGCAAATAACTCTTTAAAATGTGTAATGTAGTATTTACCTTGTTTATGTAAGATATGACACGATTGATATAGTATTTTTTCTTTTCGTGAAGCAACACCTATTCGTGATAATGTTTCACGAATCTTTAGAAAGTCATCTGGTTCTTTCAGAACGACCTCTAGCATCTGCTCCTGTTTCCAGTTAATGCTTTCCATTTTTCCCACCCTTATTCAAACTATCTTTGATAGCCTTTATCTGTTCATCATTAAGTAGTTTAAGAGCAGACTTTGCCTTTTCATTATTATACCCATAATACTCTTTAACATACTCTAGATTCTTAGTTTTATTCGCCTTCAGCCAAGGAGTAAATCTTTTCCTTGTTCTGATACTATTTAGTAAAAAGTCAAACTGTAACTTCTTATCTAGGTGGTGATGTTTATTCATTTCATTGACAAGCATAATTGTGTCTGGAAATGGTGAAAGACATTTATTGATAATAAAAGATGGATATTTCTTTTCCCACATTTCATCATCTGTGTCCATAAGATTTTTCTTTTCGTGGTTTATAGCATTTAGATAATCTTTTAGTTCATAAGTCATAAGCTTCTTTCCATGACATTATAGGTGCTTTCATTCTTTCACTTTGTTCAAGCGAGTTTGCTTTATGTAATAACATTAAATCACTTATCATTTGTTTTTCTAATTTATGAATATCTTCTTCTTCAATAGAAAACTGCCATACAAGTTCCTCAGCTTGAGAACCAATTAATTCTTTTATTTCATTTCTATCATTTGTACTTTTATGATGAAATTTATGAGTTCCATAAACAGAGTGAAATAAACCAGCATCTTGTATATATTGAGGAGCTCCCCAATCTTTTAATATATTATGAACTCCTATAAGATGGTCAATTAAAGATATACGAGAGTGAGATTTTTCATCTGCTCCTATACTTTTAAGAAAGTCAATCTTTTTTTGTTCTATAGTCATTTGAATTTTACCTGTCCCATCAACTCTGTCATACAAGCAAGAAGATTTATTTCTTGGTCTGATACAAATGCAGATTTGTATTGGTATTCAGCAAGAATAACAACAGCATGGGGAATAGTAGAACCATCCAGATTATCATAAAGGGAATCATAAATACGGCGAAAAATACGAACTGGGTCATTATCAAGATTGTTGACAATCCATTTACGAACATTGGTAAACTCTTTTTCTTTAAGTGATGTAATGAGTTCATTAATGTTTTCCTCTGATATATTTACAAGAACACCAGCATCTATTTTACCAGATGTAGAGTATCTTTGTAGTTCATTTAGAACTCTTCTCCAATCTGGAAAAAACTTATTCATAAGTTCTGCAACAGCTTTTGGTTCAAATTTTACATTCTCTTTATTTAGAATATCACCAACTCTTGCAAAAAATTTAGATGCAAGTTTAGGTTTATCCTCATTAGGAATAATAAAATCTACGACAGAACATCTAGAGTGAAGTGGTGGTATCAATCTATTCTTATAATTACAAGTAAGAATAAATCCACAGTTCTTGTGAAATTCTTCCATGAAACCACGAAGAGCTGGTTGAGTTGATTGAGGGTTTAAATAGTCTGCCTCATCTATGATTAGATATTTTCTACCACCCTCAAGTGAAACAGTAGATGCAAAGTTTTTTATTTTAGTTCTAAGTATATCAATACCAGATTCTTCAGAACCATTTATCATCATATAAGTTGCACCGATTTCTTCAATCATTGCTTTTGCAACTG